AACTGCGCAGACTGTTCGCCATCCAAGGAGGTGGCCTCCGAGTATTCCTCCACCAGCGCCTGCGAAAAGAGCCAGCTCATTCATAACTCCACTTCTTTCAATTGCCAACGGTTGCCTTCCTTAAACCACCCATGCAAGACAACCCGCCACCCTGAACGAATCATCTCAGGGTAAGCCTCGGCCTCCTCGATCTTGTGCCGACGTTCTGAGAGATGACCCTTGCTTGTCACCTGGATTGCTACCGTCTCGCCGTGACCGATTGCCAGCAGGTCAATGCAGCCCCAGAGGTCGTGCTTGCGCTTTGTGAAGCTGTTGTAATGCTCGACAAGTGCTACTTGGTAGCCATGCGAGACATAGAGAGCCTTCGACCTAGCGGTTAGTGTCATTCGCACAACCCATAGATAGATGAGCAGGACGGGCCTTCTTCCATCCGCAGGAAGTCGTACTGCTTCCCCCCTCGACTGGTTTTTGCCCACTCGACCATAACGTGAATCCCATGATTGTTGTGACTGATATCTTTGTATTTAGCGGCTGGGTCATCTTGTACAGCAGCAAAAAACGTTGACATTCCACGCTTACTTGCATCTGCAACTAACCGTTCCCAGTCAGCCACGCGCTTAATCTCATCTGGAAACCTGCGGCTGATCTCGAGCAGCTCATCTTTCCTAGCATGGATGCAAGGCATACAACCAACTCTGCCCATGCCTTGTTCATAGAGCGGGTTGTGCTTGATGCCGTGTTTCTTGTGCATGGCAAAGCAGTCATCTGCTGTCCACTTCAGGATCGGACGATAGTTCCACAGTCCACCACCAACCTCATCCAGTTCTGGGAGATCGCGTCTGGCAAGGCTTTCATCTGCTCTGACTCCTTGCCATGACCAGATTTCATTACCAGCATCCAGCAGTTCGATCTGGGCCTCCACGATAGGGTTACGCTTCAGTTCTTCTGAGCAGAACCGCGCTTTGGTAGACGGAAACCGGCCCTTCCATAAGCACAGGTCAAGGAACGGGTTGCCTGTCGGAACAAGCGTTTCCAAGGCTTTTAGGACGCGATCCTCTGGGACTCCTTGCTCGCGCCACTTTGTAGCCACGAACTCGCGCTTTCGTGAGATTTGTGCCGAGAAGTCTGCCTTGATCGTCTTGATAGGCCAGACCTTGTTCGACAAATAGTCGATGTATTCATATGTCTGTTGATGCTCGTGTCCAGTGTCTGCGAACCATGCTTGCAGGTTCTCTGTCTGTCGTTCAATAGCCAGCAGCAGCAAAGCTGTGCTGTCCTTACCCCCCGACACGCTGACGATGTTATGACGCATTTTCGATCTGCACATCGATGTTGGCGTACTGCGGACACAGATCACCCAGCTTGACCACCCCACCCGTCAACTCCTGAATCTGCAAGGCTCGCTTGATCGGCACCCCTCTCGTTTTCCACCCGTTCACTGCCTGCTTGCTGACCTGCAGCTGCTCACACAACCGCCCCTTCGTGCCCACCAAGGCAGCGGCTAGGTTGATCGCATCATTCGGTGTCATCGCAACCTCAAATTGTAAAAGTTGTAAAAAATGGAACGCTTTGCTTGACCTCTGGATGAAGTCTACTGTACTATTCTTTCACCGTCAACAAACAACAACCGAGGACAACATGAGCGACTTTGGAATCGACCTGCACTGGATTCGTGAGGACAACTACAACGACAGTCTCGAGCGTCAGCAAGAGTGGGAGAGCGACGAGATTGCTTGCTGGCTCGACTCAGCGACAGCAAAAGAAATCCTCTGGGTCTGGGTTGACCTAGACCGCGATACCGACATCACCACCGACCAAGTGATCGAGATGCTCTGGAACGGTGAGGATGCGAAAGCATGGCTCAAGCAGCGCATTCAGGAACTGGCAGAGAAGCAGTTCGACATTTGGAAGCAGTCCTCCAAACTCGCATACAAGGCTTGCAAATGAAACACCTCGCAATCATCGCAGCAGGAGTGGTCCTCGGCATCACAGCAGTCGATTGGAGCATCGGTTCAACCTCAACCATCGGAGACTTTATTTGGCAACTCATCTCACGGATTTAGACTTCAAGTGGACCCCCGGAGTCGCTACAGATGTGCAGCAAACGTGGCGACGATTCGGTTGGACACCACCGAGCGAACAGGAACAATACCTAACCAAGTGGCAGAAATATCGAGGGACATATGAAACAGATCGCATCATCGTTGGTCAAAGCACAGAAGGCTTTCGGGCCTGCGTTGAAATCCTCCACAAACCCGCACTTCAAAAGCAGATACGCTGATCTTGCGGCTTGCGTAGAAGCTGTCATTGACGGGCTGAACGGGAACGGCATCATGCTCATGCAGCAGACGCACGAGTGCGAGGACGGTGTGATCGTCGAGACCGTATTCGTTCACGAGTCTGGCGAAACACTTTCAGGCGGTAAGCTCCACGTTCCTGCTGCAAAGCAAGACCCACAGGGCTACGGCTCGGCGCTTAGTTACGCCCGCAGGTACAGCCTTATGGCAGCGTGCGGCATAGCTCCAGAGGACGATGACGGTAACGCAGCCAGCAAGAAGCCAGCAATTGACCCTGCTCCGTATCTCAAGCAAGTCGCAAACGCTGAGAACCTAGACGGACTCAAGACCGTGTTTGCTCACGCTTACAAGGCTCTAAAAGACACCGAGTTCATGCAGCAACTCGAAGCAGCTAAAAACACCCGTAAGACACAACTGATGGAGGTGAAATGATGCAACCCGCAATCCTGCTGAATGACCAACAACGTGCCACGCTCCGCGCCGCTGCTCGAGTCGGACGCGACTATCAACACGACAACAAGGAACTGGAGGTAGCCATCGCTCAGATCAAGAGCATCAACCCTGGTGCCTTCTACAACCCCGACACGCTGATCCTGCGAAAGTTCTTTCACGCTCCCAAGTTTCCGATCCCACATCAGTCATGGGTGAAAGCATGAACTGGCCAGGACTAGCTCGCAGCACCGATCCTCAGACTAGCCACGAGGCAGCAGGCAGCGTCGATGCCAACCGGCTCGAGATGGTGGTGCTGGCTGAGTTTAGGAACGCAAAAAAAGGTCTGACCGCAGACGAACTAGCCAAGCGTCTGCCAGGACTCCCGCTCAACACGATAACGCCCCGTATAGCGCCGCTGGTTAGGAGGGGCTACCTGATGCCTACCGGACGCAGGAAAGCCGCTTCTGGACGGTTTCAACGGGTTTTGGAGTACGTCCATGACTGAGCAACGGACAGAACAGTGGTTTCAGGACAGGCTGGGTCATGCGACAGGCTCTCGTGCTGCCGACATCCTTGCAGGTAAGGACACGCAAGCAAGAAAGGGATACCTGACCCAGTTGGTCACGGAGCGACTGACAGGTCGAGCACAGGATTCGTTTGTTAACGCAGATATGCAACGGGGGATTGATGTCGAACCGCTTGCAAAGGCTGCGTATCAAGCGAGTTACGAACTAACGGACGATGTGGGGTTTGTGAAGCACCCGCTGATCCGTTGGTTTGGTGCCAGCCCAGACGCTCTAGTTGGGTCTGACGGTCTGGTGGAGATCAAGTGCCCGCGGTCAACGACACACCTCGACTACATCCAAAGCGGGAAACCTCCTGCGAAGTACACCCCGCAGATGATGGCTCAACTTAGCTGTACCGGCAGGAAGTGGGTGGATTTTGTGTCGTTCGATGACAGGTTCCCCGAGCACCTTCGGTTGTTTGTAGTCCGGTTTCAGCCGACAGAGGAGGAGATCGAGAAGTTCGAGAGTAAGGTCAAAGAGTTTTTGTCTGAAGTCAACAACCTAATGGAAAAACTATGCCCATCGCATACGAAGTGATCGCTAGCACTGGAACTTATACAAACAAGCAGGGAGAGGAAAAAAAACGCTGGCAGAAGATCGGCGTTGTCATGCAAACCGCTAAAGGCTTGACGCTCAAGATGGAGTCAGTTCCTGTCGGCTGGGATGGCTGGGCAACACTGGCTGAACCGAAGGCACGAGATGACGCCCCATTCTGACCCTACCAACCCCGACCACTACAAAGGTGCTGTTGAGTGCATCGATGCCATTGCAGTCGCTACGGAAGGACTGCAAGGCATGGAGGCTTTCTGCACCGGAAACGCGATCAAGTATCTCTGGCGGTGGAAGCGGAAGAACGGCAGAGAGGATCTCGAAAAGGCTCAGTGGTACATCAACCGGCTTTTGCGATCATTGTGAGAGCATGGGAGCGGACTTCTTCCACCCTCCGTTCCCAGCCTTTCCCAAACACATCCCAGGTTTTGAGTTCTTTCAGGAACGCCAGTCGCTTGTCGCAGTACAGGTTCACAAGGTCATTCGGAACCATCGCCTGTGCGACTCGCAGAGTCATCGGCCCGATAACACCGTCAGGCTGGACTCCAACAGACTCCTGAAGCCACTTTGAGGCTCTGCCAACACCTGAGTTGATACTTGCGTCAAACACGCAGTAATCCACCCCTGATGGCAGATCGTCGCCTTTTACCTTGTCCCAATACTTAGTCTTATAGATAGGCGCAACGTCATCGTGCGTGAGTGCCTTCATGTCGTCGATGCTGACAGGATGACCGCAAAACTCCTCCCAAACTTTCTGCGTGCAGCCGTGGTTGGTGGCGCCGCCTGGGTCGGACGGGTGGTTAACAAACCCACCTTCGTGATGGAGGACGCGAGTGAGCGAGTCTTTCCAGTTATCAATCATTTCTTCATCAAGTCCTTCGTTTGACTAGAGTTAGACGATCCAAGCCAGAAGTTGTACACGCTGGCAGTCTCTCGAGCCAGGACACCCAGCAGCAGCATCATGACATCGCTACCTGTCAGCGTCATATAACCCAGCGCAGAGCCTACAAGCAGTCCAAAGAAGCCAGCAACGGTGACGATAGACAGCACAGCAGGGATGCGGCTCCTGGTGGCCACCTGCATCTCTCGTGCGGACTTCGTGTTCTCGACGTTCAACTCAAACAGCTTCGTCTGCTGAGCCATCTTCGCCAGTTCACCGTCCTGCTCTAGCTTTGCAAGCTCCCGTTTGGCAGCTTCAGCAGCAGCAGGGTCAGGCAAGACTCGATCAAGAATCTTGCCGCCAATGTCAAGGAGTGGGCCGAGTGGGATCATCTTTTTCCTTTGCAACAAAGTTAGCCGCAGCATAGGCACCCTTCCGGCCTACCAACCCGCCGACAGCGCCGATACACAACAACATGATGTCTTTCAGGATCGCAAGGAACTGCTGGTCGATAGGGCTGATGCGCTCGAGGTCATGCTCGACGAACATCACCGCATAGAGGATGGCTGCAACACTGCCGAACAGAATAAAGTTCAGCGTCAGCACCACCACCGACCACGTTCTGACTTCAATCTGTTCTGTGTTCATCGGCTTATCCCTGCAAGCGTTGCCATCAGCACTACAACAAAAAACATAGCACCAGCGAGGTACTTCACTGGTTTGCCTGATACCAAGACCAGATGTAAGCGGCAGAATGGTAGAAGATGATGCCACCGATCCCTAGCACTACAGCCAGCAGCATTCGCTCTTTCCGCTGCTTAAGACGTAGCTCGGCATCTTCCTCGGCCTTCTTCTTTGCCGCCAACTCAGCAGCTTTGCGCTTCTGGATGATAGCGTTGCGTTCTCTCTGGATCTCGTCCCAGATGTCAGACTGTCCTGACCAGATGAGGTACTGCTTCAACTCATCGGTCATGTCGCGGATTTTCTTCGCAGCAATGACGGACTCGAGAGCCTCTGACATTGCAGACTTCTGCTGTTGCTCCGGCAGCTTTGCTCGTTCATCTGTTGACGCTTTCTGGATCTGATCCTGCGCGTCAAACAGTTGCATGAATTCGCCTAGACACTCCTTTGCGTCCTTGCCAACCTGGATGGCTTGTTTGATGCCTGCGACCGCAGCCTGTGCAGCAGCAAGCGCGACCGCGATCTCTACCATCTCACACCTTCATAACAAGCCCAAGCAACAGCGCAATGATAAACGCAGCAGTCCCAATCAGTATCTGCTCAAGACGCTTTAGACGAGCGTTGATGCCCTCGTAGCGGACAGCGCAAACCTGTTCATGCGTCATTAGCTTAGCCTCAATTTCGGTTGTCATGTCTTGATGATGAAGTAGACACCCAAGTAGGGCGGGAGGTTAGCATTCGTACCAGACGATCCGGTTGTGCTGTTGCTGACGGTTACGCCAGTGAACGCAGATTGTGTTTGACTCCCAGCCGTATTCCCGGACGCAGTTGATCCGTAGTTTGGCCCAGCGTCGATACTCTGAAATCCAATTAGGTGAACGTGACCAGGATCAGAAACCGTCGCAGTGTGAGTGTGGCTCACAACGATTGCGTCTTTGCTACCACCAGTTGAGTTAGCACTGTACGTCGTGCCAGCACCGACAGGGAAGCGATCTCGGAAGTCTGGCAAGTTGAACGTAGTAGACCCGTCACCCGATCCGAATGCCGTACCGACTACCGCAAACAGCGCCGAATAGGTAGACCGAGACACAGCAGAGCCGTTACAGAGCAAATACCCTGACGGAGCAGAGGCAGT